TTTGCATTCCTCTCACTCCTTTTGCAGTGCAAACCTTTTGGTTTGCTTCCTCACTGCTAACACCATTATACCATACGGTGCAACGCTGTTTTTCCGTTTCACTAACTTTCACGCTCAACACATTTTGCTTTCGTGCGTAAAAAATAAATGGCACGGGCATTTTTCTAATCCCTCAAAAGTCTTGCGAGCTGCGCGGTGCCGCCATCGCTCAAGGTGAACCGGCTCTGCTCCAATTCCATTAGCCCGTGCTTCACAAGGTCTAGGTTTGTTTTTCGGTTTCCAATTCCCTCGTACAGAAAAAACCAGCCTTCAGGCGCTACCGCATCAGCAAAGCGCTGGCTGAGAATGCACCACGCCCTGCCGCCAACTCCAGGCTCATAGCACCACGCGTCAGCGCCCTCTTGCACCGCAATCACACGGTCATCAAGGAATGGTGCAGCTCGCTCAATGCGGGTCATTTTATGTGCGCCTTGTGCATCCACTCCAGCTTGCGCTGCTTAGGCTCGTAGCCGATTCGCAGCACGCGGCTGGCTTCCTTGCCTGTGTCAATGGTCTGCCCGCACTCAGCGCACGGGGTAGGCGTAAACACGGGTGCCTTGCTTGCGCCGCCCCGTGAAGTCTTTACGCCTGCCATATTGCCGCCCTAATCATCCACACCACGGTAGCAAACCCCACTACCGCGTAGAGCATCGCCAGCCAACCGCTGCCGCGCTTGCTTGCAGTGGGGATAGAAAGCGCAACCAGTATTGCCATTGTGAGCTGGAGCACCGCCAGCGTTACCCCTAGAGCGTTAAAGGTATTCAATGGGTGATACTCCCACTCACTACCTCAAGCCGGTCAATGGCGGCCTGCACGGCTGCCTGTGGGGTTTCGCCCTTAAACTCCAGCTCGCCATCAAGCCTATCCACGAGCACGCAGACAAAGCCGCCGCTTGGAACCGCCAGCAGGGCATCAAACTGATACCCCACCATTGCGCATAGCGTGTTCAACTGCTCAAACATTCTCACTCCCTCCATCAATCGCAGCCACCAGGGCTGCATATGCCTCTTGCACCGTGCAAGCGGTGGTGTCAATCGTGGCATCAAACGCTGCCCCCTCCCACCCTGTTTCAGTAATATCCCCATTGCCGGTGTATTCACCAGCCCTACGCTCCCTGCGCACCTCAGCATCAGCGTGCACCCGCACAATGGCAATGCTTGGCTCAATCACGCGCAGCATTTGCACCTCACTAGGCAGCCTTACATCGTCAACCACTACGGGCACGCCATTCTGCCAAAGTTGGCTATACCCCTCTGACCACACGCGCAGCCAAAAATGAAGGTCAACATCGCGGAGTGCCATCCCTACTTCCTGCATCAGCTCGCGCCCTGTGAGGGTCACCTTGCCGCTGAAGCGTTGAAGGTCAATGGTTTCGCCCTTGCTGACACCCTCGCGGTATGCCATTTGCAGCACGCGCCTGATGCCATCAGCAATGCCGTGCCGCCTGTAGCCGCGGTGCTCAACCAGCAACTCAGCCAAGGTAGTTTTACCCGCGCCTTGTGGCCCGATTAGGGCAACCGTGCGCTTCATAGCTCACCACGCTCAACCTTGCCGTACCAGACACTGATGCACTCCCTAAATGCCTCCGTGGTGGTGGCAATGAGTTGCGCCTTGCCGCCGATAATCTCGTGCACCGCGTGCACCGTCATTGCCGTACCGGCGGTGTGCCCTGTAACCACGAGCACGGTGAAGGCTGGCTGCTTCGCCAACTGCTCTAAAAGAATCCTCTGCCCTGTGCTCAACTGCTCATTAGGGCGCTTCCATTCTTGTACCAGAAACCTACCCTTGCGCTCACCGATAAGGTCAATGTTTGAGAAACCCCACTTTGGGTTTGCTGGAACTATCCCCTCAATGCCCGTGGTGTCAATGTGGGTTGCTCCCTCATTGCGCATCATCAGATACCGCCTCTCAAAATCTTGCCTACTTGCATTGGCTGTTTAGTAAGAGTGTCTTTCTCTTTCTCTCTCTCTTTCTCTTTCTCTCTCTCAGTGCGTTGCATTTGCGTTGCAAAACCGTTGCGTTGCGCCATTCTGAACCTGTTTGAGCGCTCTGTTGCGCTAGGGTCTACTTGATATTTAGAAAAGTTGTCTACGCAAATTCTTTTATTTGACTCAAAAAGTAGCCCAACCTTCACCAATGTTGGTAAGTGCTTGTGCAGGTTAGCAGGCACCAAAGTGCGCAAATGCTCAATGCTGCCAAAGCTCCCCTGAGGGCGCTGCCGCTTCGCCCGCGTCAGCACCTTGAGATAGGTGAGCTGCGCCAGCGGTGGTAGCACCGCAATCCGCTCATCCTCATCCCATCCCACGCTCAACTTAATCCACGCGCCTTGTGCCATTTATTCCCTCCCTGTTTTGTGGGTGGTGGCGTAACCCGCCGCCACCACCCGTTGCTGATGCCTAAAAAGGCAACTCCTCAAGCGTATCCTCAGGCACCAGTGCCGGTGCCGCTGGCTTGCTGTGGGCTGCTACCCACTGATTGCTTGGCTTATCCTTGCACCACGAGCCATCAGGTGCCTTGTGGCTCGCCGCCCAGAATGGGTTATAGGGCTTGCCCGTAGCTTTGCTCACGCCACCTGGCTTCAGGCTCCAAGCCTGCCCGTGGCTGCAGGTGCCGTCAGTGGTTGACTCTGCAAAAATCATTGCAGCCTTCACTGCCAGCAGGTCATCATTTGAAGGGGCTGTGACCCCCTCGCTAAAATCGCCGTATTTGCCCTTTTCCGCAACGCTAACGGCTGGTGCAGCCGTAGGCTGGGGCTTGATAGCCCCAGCGCTCTTATCGGGGCTGTAAAGGCTCCTGCCAACGCCCACCTGTGCCGCGCACCGGCGGAGCGCATCGCTCACCGCTGACTTAAGCGGCTCATCATCCTGTGGCCCATTGGGATAGCCATAATCTTGGCGGATTGTGGTGCTGCCATCAATCACCAGCGCCAAGCTGCCGTGCACCACGCACCTAGCAGGGTCAGCCACCTTGACCTCAAACTGCCAGCCAGCGATTCCCAGCACATCATCAAGCCGCTGTGCCACGGCACGAGCGTCAGCGTATGTGAACACTAAACCAGCCCTGCCTGGGCGCTGCTTCAAATCCTTAGCCTCAAATGGCGCGCTAAGCGCCGCTGCAATTTCCTTGCTCATCATTCCCCCCTCTTAAACTTAAACACTCGCGCCCCAGGTACTTCCTGAGTTGCGCCTTCAATGATTTCCTGAGGCACCTTTGCCGCCTCCAGCGCCGCTTTGAAATCTACTTTGCGGCTGGGTTTATTCTGTTTCCAGCTGGCGTACCAGCCCCTGCCGGTGATTCCCACCTTATCCCCAATGGCTTCCTTAATCACCACTGCCAGATTCTGTAGGTGCTCATCAGCCAGCTTGCTCTCATAGAGCGCGTCAGCATACTGCTCAGCCACGCGCTCAATGCCGTCATCAGCGTGTGCCCATTCATCGCTGGCTTGCGGCACCACCTTTGCCAGCGTGTCTGAGTCTGTGCCAATTACCTCTGGCGGCTTGCCGCTGGCAATCAACTCACGAAACTCAACTGCCTTGCGGTACAGCTCTTGCTGATATTCAGGGTCAGCCATTACGCGCTCACACCTAAACTTCAAGCCGCCTAGCAGCGCCACCACATCAACCCACGGTGCGCCTGTGCAGAATGCCTGCCACTGCACCTGTGCCACATACTCAGGCGGCACGGGGTACAGCTGCCAGCGGCTGCTAGTGCTGGTTTTCACCTCCACCAAACCAGGCTCACCAACCACCGTGCGGTCAAGGCTTGCCATTGCCCACGGGATATCAATGCGCCGCACAATGCCATTGCTGCGCTTCAACTTCCTGCCGGTTTCTAGCGTGTACCAATCAGCCACAGCCTGCTCAAGCAGGATGCCGCGGGTGGCAGCCTCACCTGCTGGTTGCTCGCCAATCAGCCCGCTCTTTTGTGCCCACAGCTCGTAGCGGGTTTTGTAGGGTGACAGCCCTGCAATCACCACCGCATCAGTTGCTGTGATTCCATCCTTGCGCAACTCAAACCATTCAGGTGAGCGCTGCGCGGCCTTCACGAATTCAAACACTCTTGCCATTTACTTTCCCTCCTTTACAAATACCAAAATTGGCTCAAACTTAAACCCGCCCTTATTCATACTTGAGAGCGCCAGCCTGAGCGTATCCAGCTGACGAAATCCAATGTGAAGCGCCAGCGCCTCAGTGTCAAACACCAGCTCTGGGTAGCTCTTGACATCAGCAATGTTTATGACCATATGCCCACCTTCCTCTAATGCCTCATAGCAGTTGCGCAGTGTCTGCCTAAGGAAGCCATCGCGCCAAGCGCTTGCAGTCTTAAACCGCACCGCGCTTTGCGTTTCCTCATTCGCATACGCCTCTGTATTGAAATATGGCGGGGATGTGAAGCAGAGAGATACCGAGCCGGCGGTTGGCGTAAACTCCTCTGACCCAATTTGGTGCAGCTCAATCGCCTTATTCCCGCCAAAATCCTCTGCAATCTGGCGCAACCCAACCATAGTTTTAGCTGAAGGGTCAGTGCCGATATACCCAGTCACACGCTCTGACGCAATCGCCCCAAGCAGTCTGCCCCCAAACCCACAGCTCATATCCCATACCACCCCCTGTGCAAACCGGTCATAGATAGCAGCCGCTGCTGTGGGTCTGAAGTTTGAAACACGCTGGGTACCTGACGCGGTGCGGATAGCCTTGCGCACCTGTGCAGGTGTCATATCCGGTGTGCCATCGCCAGCAATGTCATAGCCGCCCCACTTAATGCGTGAAAGGATTGCCCTACGAAAAAGCGCCTCATCCTCCCAGATATCAAGCGGGGTCAGCATCTTGCCGCACTTAATCGCCCAATGGTGCGGGAAATATGACCACAGCAACCCCATTGCGTGAAGCGTTTGCCAAACTACGCCATCAGTAATAAGTGCTGAGCGGTCATATGCAAGGAAGGTTGAGAAATCCCTTTGCCGCTCATCGTCAGAAAGCCCGTAGTGCGGGAAGCCCCGCCCACGAAGCTTGGAAATAAGTAGCGCAACATCATCAGGGTTAGGCGCAACCGTTGGCTTCACCTTTGCGGGTGCTGCCATTTATTTCCCCTCCTTTTTTCTATCCTGCTTTGCCCAGCCTGTGCCTTTGTATTGCACTGCTGGTGCATTGATTACGCGGGGCATAAAGCACCCGCACCTTTCACAGCGCGGAGTAAGTGGCGCATCAATCGTTTGCAGGCGCTCATCAAGCGCTTTGCATACGGGGCACTGATACACATAGAGCGGCACTAACTCAACCACGCATAGATAAACACCCAGCCAGCAAGCGCAAAGAGTAGCTGCGCCACAAAGCGCAACCTGTCTGCACGCTGCTCGCCGCGCACTAGGCGCGGCACACTGAGCGGGCGCATATCAGTGAGCACCACCGGCTCGTTAGCCCTGTTCAGTTTCACTGCATCCCTCCCGCTGCTAGTAGCAGCACCATTGCAAACATAAACAGCGCCACACTCAGCGCCTCAGCAATGAAGGTACGCAT